TTACAGGCTCTTCACCAATACCTGGAAGTCTACTGCCTTCAGTTTCTTTACCACCTTATTGGCAGCCTTCTTTGTTCTGTATGTGCCGACCTGGACACGGTATGGGACGGAGCCGGCTACTTTGCGGATACTTGCTGAAAACCCCTTTTTCTTAAGTACTTTCACCATCACATCTGCATTTTCTTTTGTTCCGTAGGCTCCAGCCTGGATGTAATACTTTGCTTTCGGTTGCGCCGGCGCAATTGTGATCGTTTTTCCCAGAATGCCCTCTGCGATCAGCTTTCCGTGAGCATCCATACCAAGTTTTTTCGCTTTGGCATAATCGTCCTTGTTATCACAGAAGAAAGATTCTACCAGGACAGCTTTTGCCTTGGTCTTTCTGGTCCAGTACAGTCCGGGACGTTCTTCAGCTCCTCTGTCATGCCAGACAGTGCCGAGCTTCGCACTGATCCGCTGGGCTTCCGGAAGACCATTTGCATTGTAACAGTATGCTTCGCAGCCATATGCCTCTCCATTAAAGGCATTCAGATGAAGCTGGACTGACAGATCATAGTTCTGTTTATTCTCTTCTTCAATGAAATACTTGATTTCATCATTCAGGGAATGCAGCTGACCTTCCGGAGCAATACACAAGGTTGCCTCATGTCCTGCTACCTTAAGCCATTTGCACACATAGGGCGCCAGTTCTTTGTTGTATTTATATTCATTCACACCACCCTTGCTAGTACCATCTGCAGATGAGATGACGCCACCGCCATAGTTCGCGTGACCTACACAGATAAAATATTTCATGTCAAAGTTCTCCTTTCAAAAATGAGAGCGATCACTCGCCCTCATTTTTTTGTACTTTGTCTTATCCCAGATTGTCTTTACTCTTTCCCAGCCTCCAGTTGCTACCATATAAATCACGAATGATGCAATAATTGCAGCAAACACATAGTACCATTCAATCACAATTTTAAAATATTCGCAAAAAGCAACCATTGTAGCAGTGCATACAATAAAGGATGTGATAAGAGCAACTGCACTGGTTGGTAATTTTTTGAACCACGGTAGGTCTTTTATTGCCTGCACAATAAGAGACACCACAAAGGCCATCAAGCCAAATGCGATCAGAGCATAGGTTACATAGTTCATAATTTCATTTACATTAATGTTCATACAGTTAATCCTCCTTATGATCATGTTCCAAATCTGCAATTCTATGATTTGCTACCCGAATCTGTTCTTCTGATACAGCCATCCTCTGTTCCAGATTATAAGTTCGCTCTATGGTGTTGTTGTGCTTATCCACTCTTTTTGTAAGCTCTTCCAGCTTGTATTCCATGAGCGCCCTCGTCTTTTCATTCTGGCTATGATTGCTGATCAGACACACTATCAGCGTTACTGCTGCCGATATTGTAGAAGAAATAATTACTTCCATATATGTCCTTTCTCCAGCATTGCGCCGGCGCAATTTTGTAAAAAAATAAGACCTAGTATGGTCTCGCTCTAATTCTCATATTTATTTTCTTCTCCAATCACTCTTCTGTACTGTCAACCTGTCCTTTGTTTGCTATCATCTCGTCCTGCATAGCATATGCAAGCTCCTCGAACTCGTCACGGTCTTTACGGCACTGCGTACGGTTCTCTTTCCGTAACTCCTGGTTAGTGGTAGACTGCTGAATATACATAGTTTTTGGGTTAGCCTCACTGCAAGATGCGGTGTAGGTCTCCACTGTTACTCCGTTGATAACGGACTGTCCTGATAAGTTGATAGATTTAGATGTTGTTAATGCCATGATATTATCCTCCTATGAATAAAGTTTTCTTCTAAGTTCTTCGTTTTCTCTTTCGAGCCGATCCACTTTAGAACTCAGCTCTTGCATTGCTTTTACAACATACGCAAGCAACTGCAAATTATTGACAGATTTATAATATGGATGTCCGTCAACTTCTCCGCCTCCATCGACAAGGTTAGGGTCAAGCTGTTCGAGTTCGTCTGCTATAAAGCCAATCTTGTATTTTTTATGAGAATCTTTTCTTTCAAAAGAACGAATTTGCATTGCTTCAATAACTTTTGTTGCGTCTTGTACTTCGGTGTCTCTTATATCGTCTTTTAGTCGAATATCAGAAAGAGCTGCACTACATGCTCTTCCGAGACTAAACCATTTCCATGAACCATCAAGTCTGGTTTGAATCCAAATTGACCCAGCGTATGAATCTCCGTGATAGATAAAAGCTCTACTTCCAGCCACTTCAGCGCCAAGATAAACTCCTACAGCAGTCTTCGAACCTGAACCTCCCACATTGAACCCAACGTAAATGTTTCCGAAATTTCCATCAATTGCCAGTGGAATCATTCCATTGTTAGCTTTATAAAAGCTAAAGAAATTTTCATCACCTGTACCTGTTGCCGCACCAAAGCGCCAGTCTACCGAACCTCTATTGGACTGATACTCATATGTTGTATTTATTATGTTGTTACTCTGAATATAACCACCAATGGACATATTGCCATTGGTGGTTATACCTTTTCCGTTATATGCCCGAATCCAATCGGAATCCGTCATATACCAGCCACCACCATAATCCTCACTATACCATCCTGTAGTACCGCGCGATCTAAACCAATTAGATGCATATATGGTATTAGTATTCATGTCTGCAGTCGCAGTTATTGTTTTTCCCTGCACATTGCCAGGAGTGGTAATATCGCCACTGTATAAACTCAGATCACCATACATCGTGACCGTCTTATCAAAAAACTCGAATCCGGCGCCACCTTGTATAGATGTTCCAGTTCCCATTTTTCCTAATTTGATAGACGATCCATCAAAATATAAGATTTTCTGACTGTTTGTGCCGTTAAATATAGAGTATGACTGATTTGCAGTAATCTCTCTAGCAACTATTTTAACACCAGATATAGAACCGGATGCCTCGATGTCTTTTGCAAACAAACTGACAACGTCAATTTTATCAGCGGTAACCGAACCAGCCGCAATTTTTTCAGTTGTTATAGAATTAGCAGCCATTTGAACAGCGGTAACCGAACCAGCGTACAATCGTCCGCCATTAATATAAGTACGATCGTTGTTATAACACCAAGCGGCTATACCCATATCAACAGAATTTGCAAGGGTGTATGCGTCATTCCATGTACTCCATTGCGTATCACTAATACCGATTCGCCATAATTCACGACCATCAATCTTTGCAGTCTGCTTAGGATATCCGCCGGAAGCATCTCGCCATGGCACGCATGTTATTAAAAGACAGAAGTTTTCACCAGTTAGACCAATCGTATTTGCTAATTTCAACTCATTTACTGTGGTCATCGGGAAATTTTGTATATACCAAAGCGGCGTTTGATTTGTGCTTCTAGTGTCTTTGACGTCAAGTCCATCGCCTTTAGGACCTTGAGGCCCCGTAGCACCAGTGGCACCGGTCGGTCCCGTGGCACCAGTTGGTCCCTGAGGTCCGGTCGGCCCCTGGTTACCCTGGGGTCCTTGTGGTCCGATTGGGCCAGTGGCACCCAT